TACGACATCAACAACGACGTCGAGATCGTCCGCGCCGACATCCTGTTCGGCTGGGAGGCGATCTACCCCGACCTCGCCGTCCGCCTCGCCGGCTGATCGGCTTCCACCACCGCTAAGACGAAAGGGCGCCCTCGTGGCGCCCTTCGTCGTTTCGGGGCCTCGCGCTCCTGATCCACCACCGACACGGGGCATCCCATGAGCACGCAGACCTGGGGTTACCGCCCCGACGGCACCGCCCGCATCTTCGACCTCGCGCCGGGCGATGGCCTGCCCGAGGGCTGGGAGGCGTCTCCCGCCTGCATCACAAACCCGGACCTTGCCACCGCCGAGGCCCTGAGCGCCGCGGTCGAAGGCCGGGCCTACGCCGCCGAGGTCGCCGAGATGGGGGCCGTCGTCGCGACCGGCGCCGATCCGATCGAACTCGCCAACGCCATGGCGGAGATCGACCGCCTCACGGACATCATCGCCACGGGCTCGGCCGAGAACCTGAAGCTCGTCGCCGAGATCGAGGCCGCCGAGTCCGAGATGGACAAGGCCGCCGAGGAGATCGTCTCCCTCAAGGCCATGCTGACCAAGGCGCAGGAGGACGGCGGCTTCGCGGTCGCGGAGCGCGACGAGGCCGTGGCCCGTCTCGACGCCATGGCGGCCGACCTCGCGCAGGCCCGCACCGATCTCGAGGCCGCCACCGCCCCGGCCCCGGCCAAAACCGCCAAGGCCCGCTGATGCGCACCCGCGAGGATCTGATCAAGCGCGTCCTGAAGGACGTCGGGGTCCTCGCGGCCGGCCAGTCGCCTTCCGACGAGGACCGGGCCGAGATCGACGACCTGATCGAGCCGGTCTGCGCCAAGCTCTACGCCGACGGCATCGCCAAGGTGACGGGCGACGAGATCGACGACGCGATCTACCTGCCGCTCGCCGCGTGCGTGGCCGAGGCCGCGATGCTGCCGTTCGGTATCGGCGGGACCCGAGCGCAGGAACTCGCCGCCGGTGCCGCTCAGGCCCGCATGGATCTGCGCCTCGCCTATCGCGTGTACGACGCCCGCCCGCCGCTGCGCACCGAGGCGTTCTGGGGCCGCTCGGCCCGTGTCGGCCGCCGCCAGGGCGTCGCGCCCATTGCGCCGGCGCCGGCCGATCCCGCGCCCGTTTCCGTCGTCGTCGTAGCCCGGGAGTTCTGACGATGCCGGATCCGCAGATCGTCCGCGCCGTCTTCGACTACTCGAACGCGCCCGGCCACGTCCCGCCGACGGTCGATCCGGGCACGCTACCGATCAACCAGGCCGACGGCTTCGTGTTCACGCGCGGCCTCGACGGCTCGGTGAAGCGCTGGCGGCTGATCTCGCCGGAGGAATACGCCGCGCTCGTCGCCGGTGGCGGTGGAGGTGGCGGGCCCGGCCTGCTCAACACCGATTTCCTCCCCGAAGGCTCGGCGAACCTCTACTTCACCGCGTCGCGCGCCCGGTCCGCCATCACGGTCTCCGGCTCGCTGTCCTACAACCCCTCGACGGGCGCGCTGTCCTACTTCGCCCCCGCGCTCGCCGCCGTGGCGACCACCGGTTCGGCCGCCGACCTGACTGGGACCCTCGCTGCCGGTCGCCTGCCGATCCCGACGGCGAACGCGCTGGGCGGTGTGCTGGCGAACACCGGCACGTCGGGCCAGTTCGTCACCGGGATCAACCCGACCACGGGCGCGCTCACGTTTGCCACGCCGGCCAGCAGCGGCGGCGGGCCGGCCAACACCGATTCCCTGCCCGAGGGCGCGACCAACCTCTATTTCACCACCGCGCGGGCGCGGGCAGCGATCTCGGTGTCGGGCTCGCTCACGTACAACGCGACGACGGGCGTGATCTCCTACACGGCGCCGACCCTGGCGACGGTGGCGACGTCCGGGTCCGCATCGGACCTCGCCACCGGCACGCTGCCGGCGGCTCGCTTGCCGAACACCACCGTCACGCCGGGCAGCTACACCCTCGCTAGCGTCACGATCGACGCCACGGGTCGCGTCACGGCGGCATCGAGCGGGACCGCCAGCGGCACCGGCACGGTCACGTCCTCGGGGACGCCTACCTCGGGCCAGCTCGCGCGCTTCACGAGCGCCACGGACATCGCGGGCGTCACCACGCTCCCGGCGGCGAACTTCCCGGCCCTGACGGGTGACCTGACCACCACGGCCGGGTCTCTGACGACCACGCTGGCGGCGAGCGGCGTCACCGCGCAAGCCTACACCGGCCTCCACAGCGTCACCTTCGACGCCAAGGGCCGGGCGACCGCAGCGGCCAACGTCGCGCTGACGGGCGATGTCACGACCACGGCAGGGTCGCTCGCCACAACCATCGCGGCGGGCGTCGTCACCTTCGCCAAGCTCGCGGCGGCGACGGTCGCCTCGGCGGCCTCGGACGTGTGGACCAACGTCGCGTCGAAGGTGCTGTCGGTCAACGCGCTGTGGTCCTCGCAGGCCTTCGTCACGCTCGCCGATGCAGCGACCATCGCGACCGACATGTCCACCTTCCTCAATGCGAAGGTGACGCTGGCCGGCAACCGCACCCTCGGCACACCTACCAACGCCAAGGAGGGCCAGAGCGGGCTCATCCAGATCATTCAGGACGGCACTGGCTCGCGGACGCTGGCCTATGCCACGGGCTGGGACTTCGGCTCGGCCGGCACGCCCACGCTGTCCACGGCGGCGGGCAAGATCGATACGATTTCCTACGTGGTCATCAACACGACCGGGCCGGTGGTCCGTGCGTACTTCGGGAAGTCAGCCTGATGTTCCTCGGGGTGACGCCGACGATCCTGCGGCCTTCGTTGTTGAGCGCGGTGCTGAAGCCGCAGGACGTGTTCGCAACGAGTTTGTATACGGGCAACAGTTCGGGGCAGAAACTATCCCTGCCATTTTCTCCTGATTTCGTATGGATAAAGCCGCGCAACACGACCAACCAGCACTTTTTGTTCGATAAGCTTCGAGGCTCAAGAAACTATCTCTCCTCGAATTTAACTGATGCTGAAGTCCTCGCGACGTCGGGTTTTAGTCTTGTTTCATTCGATGCGGATGGTTTTACCCTTGGCCAAAACTACAACGGGGAGAATGGGAGCGGTACGAACGAGGTCGCTTGGCCCATGAAACGCGCCGCCAAGTTCTTCGACATCGTCACATGGACGGGTGACGGCACGAGCAACAGGCAAATCCCACACAGCCTTGGTGTTCCGCCGGGGATGGTTATTGCGAAGTGCCGAACCAACGTAATTGATTGGCCTGTTTACCACCGCTCCATTGGTGCAACTGCCGCCCTTTTTCTAAACTTGGCAAACGCTGCCCTGACCAATGGCACGCTATGGGGCAATACAGAGCCCACCGCGACCACTTTCACTGTCGGGTCCTATTCCGGAGCAAATCAGTCAGGCCAAACCTATGTCGCCCTCGTCATCGCGCACGATCCGAGCGCAGACGGGATTGTGCAGTGTGGGTTGAGCACGTCGAACTCGTCTGGTGTTTATACAATTCCGCACGGCTGGTCGAACGGTGCGCAGTGGTACATAACCAAAACATCAGACGTTTCAGGGAATTGGGTCATACAAGATACGGCTCGTTCTGGGACAAATTGGTCTGGGTCTGATCCAAACCTGTTTGCAAATCTAGCGAATGCTGAGTCAGTACCGAATTATGTCTCTCAGTCTGGAGGCGTAATCACGGTGAATGACGGAGCCTCGAACACCAAGTTCATATGGGCCGTCATCCGAGCCTCCTACTAGGGCCCGCCAGCCATGACGCACGCAACCCGCGCCGGCTCCGGCTGGGCGCTTCTCCCCTATGGCGAGGACGTTACTTTTCAGGGCGTCACGGCCTCCTATGCCACGGTCATGCTGTGGTCCGACGCGGAGCGCGAGGCGTTCGGCGTGTTCACGGTGCCGGAGCCCGGTTCGGCGCCGGAGGGGCAGATGGAGGCCAGTCGGCTTCTCGTCGACAAGGATGGTCGCCCATCGTGGGCCGTGACGTACCAGCCCGCCCCGCCGCCTGTCCTGCCGTCCCTGCCCTCGATCACCGACCGCCAGTTCGGGTGCGGGCTCTGGGACGAGAAGATCATCACCTTCGAGGACTGCGAGGCGTTCGTCTCCGTCGGTACGATCCCGGCGCCGCTCATGGTCCTGGTCAACACGCTGGCCGACGACACGACCGGCGAGCCGACGCCCCGCAAGGATGCGATCCTCTTCATCAAGGGCGCGAAGGAATACCACTTCGATCACCCGCTCGTGGATCTGGTGCGCGAGCTGCGCGGCTGGACGGTGGCGTACCTGCGTGCGCGCTGGGCTGTCTGGGCGACCTTGTAGGTTCTGCGCCGGCCCCTTGACCCGACGGCCGAAGCGCCCGAAACCAGCACCGTCGCGCGACGTCCGCGCAGGCCCCGATAGCCCGCCTCTGAGCGGGCTTTTCTATGTGCGTCGCCTGAGGACCGCCCCTTGCCCAACATCTCCTGGCCGACCTCGTCCCGCCCCGGGTTGTCCGAGGCGGAGGGCGGCGGCCGGCTCATCAACGCCTTCGTGGAGAAGCTCGGCGACGGCGCACGCGCGCCGGTGTCTCGCCGCCGCGTTCCGGGGCTGACCCGCTTCGCCGAGACCGGACTGAAGGGCCCGCGCGGGATGCGGCTGGTGGGCAGCGTCGTGCTCGCGGCTTATCGCGACACGCTGGTGCGGGTCACCGCCGACGGCGAGGTGATGCCGCTGGGCGCGCTGCCGGGGCGCCGCCGCATCACCATCGGCCGCAACAACCGGGCGCCGACGCCTGATGCCGTCGCGGTCACGGAATACGGGGCGTTCCGGATCACCGCCGACGGCCCGCCGATGCCGCTCGCAACGCCCTCGGGCCTGCCAGCGCCCAACTCGGTCACGGAGCTGTTCGGCTTCCTGTTCTTCACCGCCGGCAACGGCCAGTGCTACGCCACCGGGCTCAACGGCGTCGAGTTCAACACCCTCGACACGACGACGGAGCAGGCCCGCCCGGGCACGCTACTGCGCGGCGTGGCGTTCCGCGACGAGCTGTTCCTGTTCGGCGCCTCGGGCATCGGCGTCTATGGCGGCCCGGCCCAGGCCAACGGCTTCCCACTGTCCCGCATCACCGGCATCCCACGCGGGCTGATCGGGCCGTGGGCGGTCGCCGGCCACGAAGAGGGCTGGTCCAACGAGATGATCTGGGTCGGGGACGATTCGGTCGTCTACCGGCTCAACGGCTACACCCCGGTGCGGCTCTCGAACCACGACGTGGAGCGGGATCTGGCCGCCGCCGCCCTGGTCGATCCCCTCGCCATCGAGGCGTCGGTGCACCTCGTCGCCGGCCACGCGTTCTGGGTCGTGTCGATGCCGTCCCGGACCTGGGTGCTCGACCTGACCACGGCCGAATGGCACGAGCGGGCAAGCCACAACGCGCCGCGCTGGCGGGTGTCGCAGTCGGTGAAGGCCTTCGGGCGCTGGCTCGTCGGCGACACGCACGGCACCGGGCTCCTCGAGGTGCGTGAGGACGCGTTCGACGAGGCCGGGGACCCGCTGCGGATGCGGATCGAGAGCCTGCCCGGCGCCGGCTTCCCGCAACGCCTCCAGATCCCGCGCGCCGATTTCGACTTCGTGCTCGGCACCGGGCGGCTGTCGGCCGACGCCACCATCCGCGACCCGCGCGTCCTGATCTCGTGGTCGGACGACGGCGGCGCGACGTGGTCGAACCCACTCTCCCGGGCCCTCGGCCGCCAGGGCGAGACCCGCACCCGCATCACGGTCCTGCGCACAGGCCTGACCAGCCCGCAGGGCCGGCTCTGGCGTCTCGACGTGTCGGACCCGGTCTATGCCGCCCTGCTCGGCGGCGCCATGGCAGTCGAGGCCCGATCCGAATGACGCTCCCGAACCTCCCCACCCCGCAGGCGCCCGCCGTCTCGGTCCCGTCCGGCACGCTGACCCGGGAGTGGTTCATCTTGCTGCAGGGCCTGCTCGCCGCGCTCGTCGCGATGGACGCCCGCCTCACCGCACTCGAACAGAAGTAGGGGCCGCCATGGGCATCTTCGGATCCTTCTCCGCGAAGTCCACGAAGGACGCGGCCGCCACCGCCGCCAAGGCGATCGAGACCGGCCGCCTCCAGGGCACCGCCGACCTCGACGCGGGCTATGCCGGCGCGGCTGACCAGATCGGCAAGGCCACTGCCCTGTTCGGCGATCTCGGCGCGGGCTACGGCGCCGGCTCGAAGCTGTATCAGGACGCCCTCGGGGTGAACGGCGCCGACGCGTCGGCCGCAGCGCGCACCGCCTACACCGCGTCGCCGGGCTACAGCTTCAACCTCGACCAGGGTCTCCAGGCCCTCCAGCGCACCCGCGCGGTCAACGGCACGCTCGCCTCGGGCGGGGCCGACACCGACGCGATGAAGTTCGCCTCGGGCCTCGCCTCGCAGGACTGGAACACCTGGCTGCAGAACCTCAACGGCCTCGACACGAAGCGGCTCGCGGCGGTCCAGGGCGAGGCCGGCACCTACGGCACCCTCGGCCAACTCGCCTACGGCACGGGAGCGGCCAAAGCCGGGCTCGACACGTCGGCGGCGAACGGCGTCGCGGCGGGGGCGTACAAGATCGCCGACGCGCAGCAGAAGGCCGACGCGAACAGCCTGGGTGCGCTGCTCGGCGGCGTGAACCTCGCCGCCAACGCCGCCGGCAAAGCCTTCTCGATCTTCGGGTGAACCCATGAGCGACGGCGCCAACATCTACGGCATGATCTCGGGCATCGGGAAGTCGTTCGACGATTCCTATGCCGCCGGGCGCCAGCGCGCGCTCGAAGCCGAGGCCCCCGCGATCTTCGGGCAGCTCCTCGGTCTGAACGGCGGCCCCTCCACCGCCCCGGCACAGGGCGCGACGCTCGGCACGCTCGGGCAGGTGCAGCCCGCGTCCTCGGCCCGCGCCGTCCCGACCTTCGTCGGCCTCAGCGGCACGAATCCCTCGGCGGACAAGAAGATGAACGGCTCGAACGCCGACTTCGTGTCCGCCATGCTGCCCCACGCCATTGAGGCGTCGAAGGCGACCGGCGTCGATCCGCGCATCATCCTCGCACAGTCGGCCATTGAAACCGGCTTCGGGCGCTCGGCCCCCGGCAATAACTATTTCGGGATCAAGTCCCACGGCGAGGCTGGCGGCAACACCATGGCGACCACCGAGGTGGTCGACGGCCAGCCAGTTCGCGTGAACGACAGCTTCCGCGCGTTCCCCTCCATGGCGGCGAGCGCGGCGGGCTATGCCGACTTCCTCAACAAGAACCCCCGCTACGCCGGGTTGAAATCGGCGCAGGGCCTCGAAGCCCAGGCGGCGGCTCTCCAGGCTTCGGGCTACGCCACCGACCCGCATTACGGCGGCAAGGTGCTGTCGATCGCGCGGCGTCTGCCCCTCCCGAATGGGGCTGGAGCTGCGCCAGCGCCAGGCCAGCCCGTCGCGGTGGCGAACAATGAGGCCGAGACGCAGGCCCTCGAACAGCGCATGGGCATGGTGCCGGGCCAAACCGCTCAGGCGGACATGCCGGCTCCGGGCGCGATCCCGGCCGGGTTTGTGATCCCCGGACAGACCCCGGCCGCTCCCGCCGCCGCGCCGGCCCCGGCCGCACCGCAAGGCTTCGCGGGCTTCGGCACGGGCGCGTCGCGCATGTCGCCGGAACAGGCGGCCGTGCTGCAGACCGCGTGGCGGAATCCCGTCACACGGCCGATGGCGACGCAGATCTACGGCGAGTTGCTGAAGGGTCAGGCCAGCCCGTGGAAGCTGCAACAGATGGGCGATCAGCCGGTGCTGTTCAACGAACGCACCGCGCAGATCGTGCCCGTCGGCCAGGGCAAGCGGTCGACCACCACCGTGGGGAACGCCGTCGTCGACACGGCCACGGGGCAGGTGATCTATCAGGGCGACCAGGAGCCGAAGACGGCGACGGTCGGCAGCACCATCGTGGACACCCGCACCGGCCAGCCGATCTACTCGGCCCCGGAGAAACCGACCACGGTGGCGCCGGGCAGCACCCTGGTGACGCCCGAAGGCCGGGTGATCTTCCAGTCGCCGACCAAGGATGACAAGGACGAGGGCGCCAAAATCTCCTCGCAGATTGAGGCGCGTCGGCAGGCCGCCGCCGGCTTGGGCCTCACCGAGGGCACGCCCGAATGGCGCTCCTACGTCGGTACGGGCAAGATCGGCCGCGATCAGGACCTGTCCGCGACCGACCGCAAGGCCATCCAGGAGGCGGACGAGGGCGTGCTGTCGGCACAAACTGCCATCGAGGCGCTGAACCAAGCGAAGACGCTCTCG